TATATCTCAGAATTACAACGATATAAATAATTTTCACCCTGAACAATGAGGTCTCAGTGACCTGAGTTTTTTTGAAAGGAAATAAAAGCAATATGAAAATTCGTCCGACACAATCATTTGTAGATAGATCAAGAGCAGAAGCACTACTTGAAAAGTGGGCTCCAGTTCTTAACTATTCTTCTGATTCGGTTAAGGAAATCAAAGACGAAAACAGCCGCTTGAATACCGCTATTCTTCTTGAGAACCAAGAACAATGGTGCATTCAAGAGTCCAGCCAAAGCAGCGCATTCGGTGGTAACGCAGGTGGTCAATACAGCCCAGTTAATGGTGTTGTAAACTCCGGTGACAACTATGCTCCTGGTGACGCTCGTCTTCCTAAGATCCTCATTCCGATGATCCGTCGTACCTTTCCTGAGCTTATCTCCAACGAGATCGTAGGCGTTCAGCCTATGTCCGGTCCGGTTGGTCTTGCTTTCGCTCTTCGTTATCAGTACAACTCAACTGGCTTAGGTCAGGGAGTTGATGGTACCTCATACACCTCAGGTGCAACTGTTGGTGGTCCAGGTAATCCTATTGGTGCAGGTAGTACCAATTATAATGGTAATACAGAGCTTGGCTACCAATTCCTCGACACACGTTTCACTGGTTCGTCTTCACAAAGACTTTCGGGTGCTACTGGTGTCTGGTCATTCGCACAACAAGATCAGGGCGTTGCTCAAATCTTGTCAGCGTTTGAAATTACCGGAAACATCCCACAAGTAGAGGTTAAGTTTGAGAAGACCGCTGTTGAAGCTGGTACTCGCAGACTTGGCGCTCGCTGGTCCGTTGAATTAGAGCAAGACCTTAAGAACATGAACGGTATCGATATCGATGCTGAGATCACAAACGCTATGTCGTATGAGATCCAAGCAGAAATCGACCGTGAAATGATCGTAAGAATGATCCAGTCCGCACTTAACGGTGGTCCAGGTGCTGGTTACTCATTCTGGTCCCCTGCTTCTGCAGACGGCAGATGGCTCGTTGAGAGAAACAGAGACTTCTATCAAAAGCTTATCATTGAAGCAAACAGAATCGCAGTTCGTAACAGACGCGGTGCTGCTAACTTCATCGTTGCTACACCACGTGTTTGCGCGATCCTTGAGATGCTCCCTGAATTCCAGTGGGTACCTGTACAAGGTGACGTTTCAACACAACCAGTTGGTGTTGCTAAGGTAGGCTCCGTTGGTGGAAGATTCTCGGTATACCGTGATACTCGTACTGAAGTACAAAATACCGGCGTTTATGGTAATCAGAACTATTCTGGCCTAGTACCTACAACTGGTATCGAGTACGCTCTCCTTGGTTACAAGGGTTCAGAGTTCTACGATACAGGTATCATCTACTGCCCTTACATTCCTATCATGGTACAGAGAACAATTGGTCCGAACGACTTCGCACCACGCGTAGGCTTGCTTACACGTTATGGTGTCGTTGATAACATCTTCGGTGCTAACCTCTACTACCACGTTGTTATTGTTCAGGGATTAGGTACCGCGTTCTCGCCAGCAGCTCAGAACGTATATTTTTAGTACTAATTAGTATTAAGAACGACAAATCTAGCCCTAAGAGCGCCGAAGAGCTCTTAGGGCTCCTCTTTTATTATGTGTATTTAATTGTAAGTTGTGTGCCTATAGGGAAAGGATGTTTAGTTGTTGATCGTCGTATGTTTACTGTGTATATTCCAGTTTTACGTAAGGTAGAAAACATACTATCGTCTGTTTTGTAAATTGTTTTAAATTTCTTTGAATTTATAGTAATAGTTTCGCTATTACCTGATGGGTATGATATTAATATATTATAGAGTCGTGTCTGTTTTATGCCGTTATTTAAATTACGCTCCAACTCCTTAGCTGTTAATCCATGAGCCGTTACTCTATCAGATAACACTCTACCTTTTCTACGCCATATATCTAGCATCCGTTTACGGTATTCTAAATCATTTTTATTTTTTTCCTTTAAAGTTGTAGATTGCTTTTTATGGCCTAATTTTTGCGCATCTGTCTCTCCTCTACTATACTGTAGCTTCTTACTCTCACTAATACGTAAATTTACTTTTAGTCTTTCTTCAGGAGTGAGATACTTATAATAATCGCCTCCGCTACCACCTCTATGAATATTATAGCATTTATCTTTAAATACATATTTTAATAAGCGTATAAGTCTAATTTCCTTAACATTCATATCTTCTGCATTGGTTAATTGTAGGCGAAGTACACGTACAGAGAAATTTTCCTTTCCGTATTTTTTAAACGCTCTTTTAAGTCTAAATCCCGATCCTAAATATACTCCTCTTTTATTTGTATAACTATGTTTTCCACCATACACACATCCCGTAACGTTATTTTTTGTTATATAAAGCTCGTAAGTTTTATTCCTCATGTAAATATTTAGTCAAGCCGGGGTAACGCTCTGTTATTTTTTTATATAAAAAGATATGGAGATGAATAAATAATAATATGCCAGTCATTAGTTTTAACAATCAGGTTCTCTCAGCATTCGGTTTAGGTCCATTAAATTTGAGCTGGTCTCTTTCCAGTACAGGTCAATTTAAGACAGTCGAACTTCTCACCACCGGTACAACAGACTCAAAAGCAGTCCGTGGAGTAGCTTTCAATACTCTTCTTTCATCAGCAGTATCTCCTGCTTCTGGTACTGGTTCGTTTGCTACTCTTTCAGCATTTGCCGGTACAACATTTAGAGTTGATAGAGCTTATAACGGCCAAACAATGGCGGTTGTATTTACAGATGATTCCTCATCACTCTTTACTGTTGTAACTGGTGCTACAACTACAGAGCAGACTCTTACAGCTAACGGATTTGATACATCATTTCCACAAATTCAAAAGGAAGTATATCTAGGTTATCGTTAATACTTCTTCTTCATATACTAAGAGAGCCGATCGAAAGATCGGCTCTTTTTTTATTATAGTGTCGTAATAGCTTCTTCTTCACTATCAAACCAAACCCATCCATCTACTGGATATTCATATTGATCTTTGTCTTGAGCTACTAACACAAACCCATTTCCTTCTACTATGTTTGGAGCATAGAAAAGTTCCTCATTATCTTTTTTATAGAATCCTTCTGTCATAAAATTATGCTGTTACTGCCCAGCCTTTTAATAGGGCTGTTCCAGTTCTTAATTGTCTAAATGTTAAACTATTTGCACCTCCCGCAGCCATTTGTCGTGATACTGTGATGCTTACGTTGGGATTAATTGATACAACTTCTGTACGATAGCGTAAAGTTCCAGAACCGTTTGTCGTTAATGCTAATGCTGGACCACCTAGAGTTGCTGCTACTTGAAATGTACCTGCCGTAGCATTAACTACATAATAAATCGTATTAATAACAATACCAGTCGTTGTTACTCTAGTTGCAAAAGAAACTTCATCTCCATTACTTAAACCATGTGATGCTAAGTTGACTAGATCTCCAGCGTCTGTGAATGTTACAGCTCTTGCTGTAGTAAGTGGCGATCCTGTTCCTGTAATTTGCATACCTACAGCAATACCAGTGGTGTTTGCCATGCTTATTGTTGTGCTTCCAGCTGTTGTAGTTCCTGTAAGAGTTACAGGTGTCGGCGCTCCCCAATTGTTTGTTACTGTTATTGTTTGAGAAGCAGCACCTATTGTATCTAGATAATTGAAGATAGATTCTAATTCTTCTTTTGATAATTTACAACCACTATAACTTATTGAATATTCAGAACCATTTAATGCTGCTCTTGTAAGATTCATACAGTTACTAAACGTAGTGGCAAATTTACTAGTAGTTGTACCTGCTCCTGAAATTAATAATGGGATATTAATAAGATTTATACAATTATTAAACATACTATTCATATTAGTAACAGCAGCAGTATTAAAAAATGGTATAGTATATAGAGTAGTACAATTGCTAAACATACTAGTCATATCTGTAACAGAGGCAGTATTAAATAATGGTACAGTTTTAAGCGTAGTACAGGCATTAAACATACTACTCATATTAGTTACAGCGACAGTATTGAATAGTGGTACACTTGTGAGAGATACACAACTCTGAAACATACTAGACATATTAGTTACAGCGGCAGTATTGAATAGCGGTACACTTGTGATGGAACGGCAGTTACTAAACATACTAGACATATTAGTTACAGCGGCAGTATTGAATAGCGGTACACTTGTGAGAGCCGTACAACCAAGAAACATGGCAGTCATATCTGTAACCTTTATAGTATTAAACAGTGGTACACTTTTGAGAGCTGAACAATTGCTAAACATGCCATTGCTTACAGGTAATCCCATATTAGTAACATTTTCAGTATTAAAAAGTGGTACGCTTGTGATGGAACGGCAGTTACTAAACATACTAGACATATTAGTTACAGCGGCAGTATTGAATAGCGGTACACTTGTGAGAGCCGTACAACCACTAAACATGGCAGTCATATTAGTAACAGCAGCAGTATTAAATAGTGGTACGCTTGTGAGAGCTGTACAACCCTGAAACATGCCATTACCGAACGCTCCCATGATCGTAACAGCAACTGTATTGAATAACGGTACGGTTGTAAGAGCGCTACAATTCTGAAACATACCAGTCATATTAGTAACGCTGGCGGTATTAAAAAGCGGTACAGTTGTAAGAGAAGTGCAACCATTAAACATATTACTCATATTAGTAACAGCTGATGTATTGAATAACGGTACGGTTGTAAGAGCGCTACAATTCTGAAACATACTACTCATATTAGTAACGCTGGCGGTATTAAAAAGCGGTACAGTTGCAAGAGCGCTGCAACCAAAAAACATACTACTCATATTAGTAACGCTGGCGGTATTAAAAAGCGGTACAGTTGTAAGAGAAGTGCAACCACTAAACATACTACTCATATTAGTAACGCTGGCGGTATTAAAAAGCGGTACAGTTGTAAGAGAAGTGCAACCATTAAACATATTACTCATATTAGTAACGACTGCAGTATTAAATAGTGGTACGGTTGTAAGAGCAATACAATTGCTAAACATAGTAGTCATATCTGTAACAGAGGCGGTATCAAATAATGGTACAGTAGTTAAAGAACGGCAACTATGAAACATGCTTGATGAATTCGTAATATTAGAAATGACTCCTATTTCAACATTTGTTAAACTTGTTAAATAAGCAAAAAATCTAGTAAAATTAGTCAATAACCCACCATTAACAAGTTTTACGCTAAGCAAATTTTCGCAAAATGTACCAGTTTCAAAAAGTCCTCCTATCGTTCCACTTGTTAAATTTGGACAAGATAAAACTATCTCTAATATAGGAGAAGAATCAGGAAATGTAGATCCTGCTTGTGCATACTTTTGGTTAAAGTCTACACTTGTTATATTTTGACCAGCTTGAGGAGTAATGACTACAACTGCCATTTTATAACCATCACTTGTAACGGTGGCATTTAAATCTGGGTCGGTATATGAATATTCATGTTGAGCTTTAACACCAGATGCAACATTTTCTGTTACACCATCACCCCAATCAACTGTATATGCTCCAGATATTGTAAAAGCAAGAAAGTTAGATCCTTGAGGATATACAGGCATCAACAAAGCTATTTTTTCATCAGATGATGTTATAGTCGGCATTGTTAGCCAATCAGCTGGACGAACCCATGGAGACGGTGTGGCTGGAGTTGCTGCTGCTGCTGTTGGTTGTTTAATACGCAGTCGATCAAATCTATCCTTTTTAAAAAAAGAAGACTTACGTGAGACTAACGGTCCAACTTTATTTCCGTAACGAATACTCATATTAACTTATCCTATTTACATAGCCAAAAACATTAATGCCACTCAATACACTAGCATTTCCATATATAGAAGATCCCGTAGTTCCATCTCCTTGTAAAATTAAACCAGGGCAGATTAATGTATTTCCAGCATAAGCCTCAATAACACCTTCAAATAAAATATCAGTTGAAAAATTTGTACCACCATATAATAAATTAAACATTATATCTGATGTTGTAGAGTTTGTGGCGTATAACCACACCTCATCAACTACACTTGATGATGCTTGTGTTGTGTGTATTGTTGTAGTGTTAGCACCACTGGCAGCTATAACAATAGACTTGCCATTCGTGCTTTGTGATAATAATTGCTTTGTATATGTTGCCATGATTTTATTTATTTTTTATAAAAAGATTGAAAGACCTATAATTGTATTTGAGTCATCAGGACCTAAACTCCATGTAGCACTTAAAGCGTTTACCGTACTATAAGTACTATTCCAGTTAGCACTGCTAGAACGCACCACAGTGTTAACTGCTATATCATCACCGCCTGCAAATATAGTAAGCAGATCTACACCTGCAGAAAGAATCTGACCAGTAACATTGAGTGTACCATCCATCGTACCACCAGCTGCAAATTGCTTTGCTACTGAACCACCTCCAGAGGACATCTCTATCAGTCTTTTTAATGATTGTAGCTCATTTGAAAATCTTGTACCTATAATCTTTTCTAACTCAGATTTAATTCCCTTGAGATCTACTTCCTGCTTACCATTAGATTTTTCTATAACTATATTAGGTACATCAACTTTAATATTAGCTATTTCGTTTAGTAGAGATTGTTTAGATTCATTTACTAAATCTATAAAGTATTGCTTATTTTCTGTAGTAAGGTCAACTACTTTCTCTTCAATTAGTGATATCTTATTGTCGTAAAAGGTTCTTATTTTATTCTCAGCCTCATCCACCCGGGCTACTAGAGTATTAGTACTAAGGTCAATAGCTTCCTCTAACTGAGACTTAACATTACCGATCCTGCTGAGAGCTCTATTGTCTCCCTTGTTGATCTGATCATTTAACTCTATATTGGTCTTTTCTAGACTAACGATAGCATCGTTAAATTCAGTAAGTTTATTATTTACATTCTCATCGATCTGATCTCTTTCAGATCTTAATAATGTTTTGAGATTGCTAGTTATAAACGCAAAGCGCTCATTAATATCTTTAACGCACTTATCGTTATTAGAGCTAATCTCTTTAAGTAGAACACCAGATAGAATATTTGTAGCTAATTCATTTAACTGCTCATTAAACCTCTTCTCTGCCACTTCTTGCTTCTCTTCAATAGACTCAACCAGCTGATTGGCTAGTTCAGAAATAGAATCCTCGATAAAGATAGAGAGTTTTTCCCTTTCCTTTTCATTAAACTCGAAGAACTCACCCTTAACATTCTCAACTAGAGATAAAAATTCATTTAAAAGATCTTTTTTAGACTCATTAATTTCAGCATCTAAAATTTCTTTTCTTTTATTTAAATATTGATCCGCTTCATGAATTTTTTGCTGCTTTAATTTCTTAGCATATCTCTCTGCAGACTGCCTAGCTTCGGTAATTTCATTAAGTATATCTTCTTTTTTCTCAAAAATAATTTCTTCAAGTTCATTTTGTGCTTCTTTCACAAAAGTACTAGGTTCAATATCTATATCTCTTTTATATACTGCGCTATCTTTATTAAAAAGAACTTCAAAAGCGCCCTGTTGAACTACAAACATTGCACTATATTCCTTACCTTCCAATACTAGCGGAATATCTACAACAGGAGATCCTTTATATTCGGAAACTTTTTCTGCTATAAATTTTTTCCCGTTTATCTCAAACTCAAAAACATCGAAAAAGATCTCTTGAAAATCTTCAACTGTTAGGATGTTTAGGTTTGAGCTAGTAAAGGTAGGTACTACCTTTTCGCTAAACAGTCTCATCGTGTATATTTATTCCTTCTTAGGTATATTACTACTGTTTATTACCTTATAGGATTGCTACTAAAAAATTGAGTTCTATAAAAAATAGGACCTGCTGCAGCTGCTTTAGCTGAGACTTGATCTGAATTAGTAAGGCCTCTCAATACAACGCTTTCATTATTATTAATAAGCATAGCAAAAGCTTCAGAGCTAAACCCGCAATCATAAGCGCTAAGAGCGCCGCCAGTTCTATTATAGAGCTCTATCTCAGAACATGGCTGAGAAGATAACTTAGTTAAAGAGGTTCCAGCAATTTGATTAAAAGATCTGCATTGATTGATATTGTAATAAGTAGAACCGTTATTTGTAGATGGAACTGGCATACTATTATTTATTCTACAAATAAAAAAACCGCTATCTTTCAAAAAATCCAATAAAGTTGCGACGTAACACATAAATATTATTATTATGAGAATTTACGGTATAAAAGATAAACTAAAGCAAAAAATTGTTTATATAGGTAAAACTAAAAACGATAAGGACTACTTACCTCACGGCAAGCATATTTTAAAACTATTTAAAAATAATCCAGAACGTTATGAATATGTAATTTTAGAAAATATAGACAATAATACTATTTTAGATGAGAGAGAAGTACACTACATTGAAATGTATAAAACCTTTCATCAAAATGATTGCTTTAACTTTACTAAAGGAGGAACGGGCGGGTTTACTCTGGGTAAATACTCTGATGAAGAGCGTAGAAAAATTAAGTCTAGAGAGTTAGAGACAAAGAAATTAAATCCAGATATTATGAAAGACGCTGCAGCTAAAGGAAGACAGACTTTTCTCAAAAAAACTATTGAAGAACAGATGTTAATTAAAGAAAATAGGATCAAAAAATCTATAATAGCAAAAAAAATTAAAAGGGAAAAAATGACTAGTGAAGAATTAAAAGAAAGAAGTAAAAAAAATTCTATTAGAGTTAAAAATATTCATCTTAATAGAACCGAAGAATTTAAAAAGAATATAAACGATAAAATAAGTAAAACTCTAAGCAAAGATAAAATAACCCTACAAAAAAAAGAAACTGGAGAGAATCTATCACTAACATTCACTCAATGGAAAAAACTTTATAAGGTTGATGTTTTTCATCTTAAACAGAACCTACAAAAATCCTCACACGGCTGGACACTACCGTGTGAGGATTCATTGTGACAAAAAAGCTGTTATTTACTGTCTTGGATTTTTTACATGTATCATATTAGAACTACTTAAACTATAATGCAAAAGACTCTCTTCTGAGACGCGTTCGGGATTAATATCCCAACCTCCTCTACGAGCATACAAACACTTTACAGCTAGTTTTTCAGGCTGTAATAATTCCCACAACCGAGTGTAAATTGCCTCGCAGATCTCTTCATGAAAATGATTCTCGTCTCTAAACGAAATAATATATTTAAGAAGAGATATAGGATCAACTGTCTTACTTCCTTCAATATATATATATACGTCCCCGGTATCTGGCTGTGATGTAATTCTGCATAGTGATCTTAGCAGCGAGCTATGATATTTTTCTTTACCTACTACAGAGTCTATAACTTCTAAAACCTCAGGAGATTCCGTATATTTATCAAAAATTACTCCCGATACAGGATACTCATCTTCCAGAGTAATATATGAGTCTTCTACTTCACGTAAGTGACCCCATTCTACAAGTGGAATCACATCGTTGGAGAGAGCTTCATAATTTGACAAAACACTAACCTCAACTTGAGCTTCAACCAGATCAGAAAGATCTTTAATAGCACGGACCTTAATCTCATTTAGTACTTCTTCTGCCGTATCGCCGAGCTTACTCATACTAAAAGAATTAAAGTAAAGTTTTACCGATTTAGATTCTACTATATACTTGCTTGAACATGGATACACAAACTTACAAATACCAGTGACCGGTAGCCCGTTATTAGTAAGTCCAGTTACCTCATAACCATTCCATGCATCAAATCCTCTAAAAGGTAGATTTGCTTCAATGATGTTGAGATGGGTTCTATTTGACTGTCTTGGTTCTTTTACCAATAGAGTAGGATCGTAGCTTGAAACATACGCAGATGATTTACCTAAATGCCTACCTATTGCTGAATTATCTAGTTTCTTTTTTGATGCCATAATTTATTTTATATTCTATTGTTAGTTCTGCAAGTTAATTACAAGAGATAGGACGAAAAAAAGATCTATTGAAGGTAAAAGGGCTGTAGTTACCCATACCAAGCTGTTCAAATGCAATACCTATCTGATCAATACGCTGTCTTACATCACCTCTAACCCTGAGAAGTTTTCGTTCAGGTATAGTAGTTAGATATTGTTCGAATAATTCAATAATTTCTTCTCTAAATTTTACATTAATGCTTCTCTCACCATCATCTACTACAGGCACATCTTCTGGTGATGTATAAATGATAAGATCATATTTTTCAATTGTACTATCAAAAACATACCTAGCATGAGAATATGCTCCCATTGATACCTTTTTATTATCACAAAGCCAGTGCGTATATACAAGCCCATCAAGAGAGCATCTATCTAAAATAGCATGCTTCTCTCTCTTTGCGAAAGCATTACGTAGATGCTCACCCATTATCATAGTTTGTGTTAGATCATTTCCATCCTCATTAATTGGTAGATCGTATTCACGTTTAACCAGTCTAGTAACCTCAGGAATATAATCCCACTCAGGTAAAGCCTCTTGCCATACCTTTAGTAATGTGCTCTTACCTGTTGACTGTGCGCCAGAAAAACTAATTAGCATATAATATTATATCGTTTATTGTTAAAGAAATCAACCCAAGAATCAAGCGATGTGTGTTTTAAAATACCGAAAGTAGAATCTAAACCAATACAACAATTCGAACTTACCTTCTTATAACAAATAATAGGACCCTCATCTACACCAGGTGTCACTTTATGAATAACACTGCCTACGAATTGATAATTCGAAATATTTTCCCATGCTCTAATTTGTGGGTCTTTACCTTTTAAGTCTGGGTAATAGTTGATAAGACCAGGGTGACCGTTATAGATTTTAAACTCGTTACATATTTCTGCTGGTACAATATTAAGCCAGCCATGAAGAGTTACGATATCATATCCTTGTAAATGTATTCTATAATAATCAATCTTTTCTTCTTTCGTTAATCCCTTATATTTTCTCCAAAGAAGCTTTTTACAATTAAGCTCGATTCTTGAATCAACTTTATTTGCTTCGTTGGTATTATCAGATATAACTAGATCTGGATAGTAGTCCAGCTTTTCTGATAGGTTACAAATCTCCGAACCTGTTTGTGAGAATAATGCTGCCCACTTCATCGCCCAACGATAGCTTTAAATTCATTAACGTTGTACCAAATATCATGCTGCTGTCGGCTATCGAGTTGTTGATCAATAAGATCAGCTAGAAGAACACTTGGCTTTTCTCTAAGACCTACATCCTTAATATACGTTTTACCTACAATGCCTGCAACAACAGGGTTAGAAGTATCGCAAGATCTAATACTTGGAATGTCTTTATAAGCTGCGAATTCCTTAGCTAAGGAGCATCCAAGCAAGTGGTGAGGCTTCTTGTGATTCCAAATACCATCCTTAATAAGCATTTGAATAAGCTTCTGCCTACCATCACACATACGCTCAAGCTTTCTTAGATTAGGATCTGCACTCTGCGATAAGCCAATTTCCTGATACCAGGAAAAGTCAAACGAAATAGCAATATAGTCTGCAAATCCAGACATGACTCTATAACACTCTACGATTTGATCATAATTCTTACCTTGCACAGCACCAATCCACATACCTGGTAGATGTGAATATTTTTCTCTAAAACTAAGATATGAATTAACTGTCGCAGCAGCATCTTCAAGGACATCCGGTACAATGAAATACGTCGGCTTTAACTCTTCAATATACTTTGCATACCGGTCTGGGTCGAACGCTTCTTTCAGCTCGAAAATAGAATTATCAAGAAGAACCTCGCGACCTAGAAGTAAGCTACTCTTAAAGAAGGAGTAATATTCAGGGTGTGTTTCAAAAAGATGAACTAAGGCATAGTCAAAATCATTATACGCTCTAGATTGATCTAAGAAGCTAATTGGAGTTTCGTGCGATACTAACATAAAGTTATTATATAGTAGTTCCATAGGTAATTCAAGAGATAAATATAGGTGTATGAGCTTATGTGGTAGTGTAGGCGGATTAATAGACGCAGCAAAAGAGAAACTCTCTCAGGTAACATCGGCTATAAAAATTATAGCTTGTTTACCGTCTTTTCTTACATCTATACCTGGAGTATTAGGCGCAATTGGAGGGTCTGCAGCTAATAGTATTGCAGGCTTAATGTCAGGTGCAGGCGGTGCCTTAATGGGGCTAGTTGATTCTGTAATAGGCACCATAAAAAATGCTGTTACATCTGTTGTCAATAAGGTTCTGCAGCTTCAGGCCGATCTACTATGCGCTTTCGGTGAAGCTAAAGCTTTTGTAGATGACGTTGAAAAGGAAGCTAAAGATTTAGTAGAGTGGCTCAAAAACGAAGAAAATTGTAAATTTGCTGCTTCAGAATTACTAAAGTGTGTAGCTGGCAAGCTACTTGAAGGTTTATCGTCGCAGATATCTAGTAAACTTGACGGTGCATTAAGCTTCGGAGGTAAGTTAGATGAGCTTCTTGTAAATGTAGAAGAAACTCTTTCTTTTGACGAACAAATAGATAAATGGATAGGTAAAGAAACCAGTAAAATCGATAATATAACAGCTAAAGTAAACTCAGTTAGCCTTTGGTAGTATGGATAATTTAAACGGAATATATACAGGTATAGTAATAGACAACACTGGTAAACCAAGAACCGGTGGTGATGATCGCTTTATTGGTCAGGTGTTGGTAAAAATCAATGGTGTAACGCCAACTAGAATAAATGAGAGTTACAAGGCTGTACCATCATCAAACGTTGATGGAGCTTTGGATATGGATCTAGCTATGAAGAGCGAGGTACTTGCTTATGTAATGGCTCCTATAACCGGTGAAAGTTCACAAGGTATATATAATGCATCTAAAAACGAAACCTCAGCTACTAGAGCTTGTGCTTCCAAGCAGTTTACACTAATGCATAAAAAGCTAAGAGACTCTCATTGCGATGGACCTAAGAAACATCTCACACCTATAAACAACCCTTACGGAAATAATTACTTTCCTAATTATCCTTGGAACACCGGCTTAGGTAGTTATGGAATACCTGAAATTAATTCTAGAGTAATTATAGGGTTTCTAAAAGGTTATAGATCGTTTCCTATAGTTTTAGGAAAACTAAATACTCCTGATGAGCAGGAGTCCTTCTATAATCGCGGCAGAGTGTATGGAAGCGCTCCCGGTAGTGAACAAAACTACACTACAGGCGGTAAGCCTGGAACAGGTCCAGGTACAGCAGGAACAACAAAGGATCCTACAGCAGGTGAGCTAGTAGCAATAGATCCGAAATACGCTACAAAAGAAGAGATGGGTATTATAAGAGCTCCTATGGGTTCTAGCAGGGTTAATAATGATGGTGTTTCAAGATTTGATACAAATGCAGTTGATGCTGCAGCTGCAGCATCAGGAGACCCTTCAGCATACTATGAAAGTAAGCGAATTTTCAAATTTTAAAATATGGCAGCAAATATATATAGAAGCTCAGCAGGAGATGTACACTCAGCAGGATCTGTAGTGTATAATAATACATTTGGACAGGAAACAATGTCTATGTCTTCATCGCACGGGCATGATATAACTTTCTCTGGGCAAGCAGCATCTTGGTTTAATCCGAACAATCTACAGGTCAAAACTCACGGAAATAACTTTGATGATACTCAAGGTCATAGAACCACATATACTAAACGTGATCACTATCTTGTAACTGGAGGTACACTTACTATAACCTCTGGCTCTCCTAAGCTATTTGATAAAGATGATCCTCTACTTACTGACTATGTTAAAGAGAGAAGTGAGTTAGCTACAGCCAGGTGTTCGCCGTATACTTTCCAAGGCGGTAAAACAAATAACTCAAAAACGGAGTTTGAAATGAGAGGGAGTGCCGATCCTGATTCTGGATCTACGGAAGGAAAGTCCTTTCCTGTTAATCCAGGTAGACAGAACTATAAAGAGCTAATGGCTAGTAAAACTAGTAAATTAGCGCAATTAGAAAAACAAATGGGCGAAGGTGGAGATATTGTTTTTGCTGCTGGTAAGGATTTAAGCTTAAGTGCTGGTACAAAGGCTGTAACTGTGGATTCAGGTTATATAAACCCTGTAGGAGCTAAAATTGTTAAAGGTTATAAAATTGACGGAGAGCAGGATAAGGGTAAAAGGGCAATTCCTCAATATACATCTGCTCCTAGCTATCAAGAAAAGGATACTACTTCTACTATACCATTTGGCTCGTTAACGCTAGGTGGCTCAAATAGAGTAATGATTAAAACTGGAGCAGGAGGATTTAATGTAGAGGGAGCAGGATCTGTAAAGCTAGTTGGATCAGGCTTATCTTGGCTAGGTGGTGCACAGGTTAATTTAGTTTCATCTGGTACCACTTTTATGAACTCTGCAGCCTTAATAGCAACTACTAACAACTTTAACGTAAATAGTCCTGAATCGTTGTTTTCTGGAAATGTGCATATCAATCAAAATACTATTATAGGCGGTAATGTAGAAATAGGAGGTGACCTTACAGTATATGGAGATATATACTGTAAGGGTACAATAACAGCTGATGTAGATGTTATTGCTGCTGGTATATCTTTAGTTAACCACGTACATGGTGGTGTACAGGGCGGTAGTAGTAAGACAGCTAAGCCAGAATAATTACAAAACTTGATCTACTAAACCAAACTCTAAACATTTAGCTGAGTCAAACCACAGATCATGCTTGAGTATTTCATCGATATTTTTCATTGGTACCTTAGTATACTGTTTGTAAATATCTTTGATCATCTTCATTAAACGCTTATTGTTTTCCATATCATCTTCTAGCTCTGAATACTTACCATAAGTACCGGTAGATAGCTGATGAATAAGCATCATGGAGTTTTTACCTATGAATCTCTTTGCCCCTGCAATAGAAATAATAGTAGCAGCAGATGCTGCCGAACCATCAACATATGTATGAACTTCAGATTTAAGGTTTCTAATAGTATCGAGAATAGCGAGACCAGCAAATAGAGATCCACCATAAGAGTTAATACGCAACTTAATATGAGGTCTGAAATCTGGTCCGAGAAAGTTACTAGTATTTTTTAACTTTGCATCTACTTCGTAAAGCGCCTGATTAAGATCCAAAGCGCTTGTTTCGGTTACATCAGCATAAAAGAAAATAGTATTTTCAACAACCCTTACATTACCAGATCCGGAAGATCCACTAGCACTTGGCGTTATGAAAATCTGTTGAGGTGGTTGCTGCTTCTCTTCCTTTTCTTCTTCGTTTAGTGTGTATTTCCATTTCATAAAATTAAAATTATGCTTCACAGGATGAGCAAGTAAGAATCGAGCGTGCTAGCTCCTGTGCAGGATTCGCACTACGTTGATAGTAAAGAGATTTAATACCTTGCTCCCACGCAAAAATAAGAAGCTCATTTACATCTTTAGGCTTTGCAGTAGGCGGTATCATTAAGTTAAGAGATTGGCCTTGATCAATATATTTTTGACGCTGGGCTGCCTGAATAACAATTTCCTTCTGAGAAATCTCACCGAACGTTTTAAAGGTATCTTTTTCTTCTTGTGAGAGAAAATCAAGATGTTGTACAGATCCCCCATGGGTGAGAATATCTTTCCAGGTCTCCTGGTCGTTTTTACCTTTATCTTTAAGCAACTTTTCTAAGTATGGATTGCGATATGTAAACTTACCCTTAGCGAGATCCTTTACAAAGTAATTACTATTAAGAGGTTCTATACTAGGCGATACTTGACCTAGAATAAACGAGCTGCTTGTAGTAGGGGCAATTGCAAGCGTAGTTGAGTTACGTCGACCATACCCCTCTAACATAAACGGTTCACCAAAAATCTTTGCAAGGTCTGCAGTAGCAGTGTCTGCCTTCTCGCGAATAACACTCCAAATTTGATTGTTCATCATCTTTGCTTCCATCGACTCGAACGGTACCATCTTTGATTGTAGCAACGAGTGCCAGCCAAGAACACCCACGCCGAGCGCGCGCTGATTAATTGCAAACTTACGAGGTGCTCTCATAAATCTATCACCATCTGATCCTGTCTTGAGAATGAACTCCGACATAACTGCATCGAGAAAATATATAAGAGTCTCTACAGCGTCTGTTTCTGCAATTTCATCCCATTTTTCAAGGTTAAGTGATGACAAATCACATACAAAAGATTCATCCTCTCCACTTGAAAGAAAGATTTCAGTGCAAAGGTTAGAGGCGTGAATTTTAAGACCTTTATCCTTATACATTTGAGGAGCTTGATTATTAGCGTTATCAGAAAAGAAGATGTATGGGTAGCCTGATTCGAAACGCTTTTTAATAACAGAGCTCCAAATCTTACGCTTATCCTTATCTCCTTCAATCATGCTCTTCATCCACTCGTCTGGAACACAAACACCAATGGAGAGGTCTTGTATAGAATTACCTTCTGAGCGAATCTTAAGAAACTCTTCAATATCAGGATGATCGATGGGTAAGTAGGCCGCAAATGAGCCGCGGCGAACATTACCTTGAGATACATAGTTTACGAGTGAATCAAATACTGTAAGCTGGTGATGCACGCCTGTAGCAGCTCCTCCTGACGATATAGGAGCTCCACGTCCTCGGACATCTCCGAAGTAAGCTGATGTACCTCCACCAACCTTTGACATAGTACCTACCTCACCTATTTTATATAGGATTTGTTCCATATCATCTGGTATATAACTACCAAAGCAAGAGATAGGAAGGCCTCTTTTACGACCAAAGTTTGACCAAATAGGAGAAGAGAGTGAATAAAATCCCTTAGACATATAGTCTACAAATTTATCTGCAAACCCTGGCATATCGTCTAATAGAGCCTGAGCTCTATCAGCAATATCTTGAATTCGCTGTTCTGGTGTTTCACCTTCTTCTAAATAACCTCTTTCGAGGAACTTTCTTGAGTCTTTATTAAGCCACTTATATTCACGCATAAAATTTAAAATAGATCGTCTTCGTCAAATGATTGATTCTTCTTAGAGTACTCAGTGGGTCTTGTATGGAAGAAATCTGCCATATTATTACCGAGTAACTCTTCCTCGAACCATATGGTAGACTCTAACAGATCTTTATCTACTTCAAAAACTGGTTTAAAGTTAATTTGAACTAAAGATTCATTAATTCTATTTTTAATAAATTCTTTAAGAATAGGTGCTGATAAACCAGGCTCGTTAATACCGTTAATCATCCAATCAACAATTTTAGCTTCTGATTTAAATGCCTCTTCTGCTTCATGAGCTATTCGCTCTTCTAGTTCCGTATCAAATAGCTCAGGATGCTCTTCACGAATAGTATTAATGATTTGAATACCAACAAGTCCATGAATATTTTCCTCATTACGAGTATATTTTACTTGTTGATCTGTATCTTTAAGAACATTCTTAAACCGTGCAAACCAGTTAATAATATAAAATTGCGAAAAGAGTGAAACGTTTTCTACAAATAATGTAAACAGAATTAAAGCGTAAAGATACTGCTTTTTTGAATCCTTATAAAACTTATGAGTATACTTACGGAGATATTTTACCCTACCTTGAATCCACTCAAGCTTGAGATTCTCTTCAAACACATCTTCAAGATCTAAGATACTAAGAAGCCTTTCATATGCACTATTATGAATTACTTCAATATTAGCCATAACATAACCAAGATCTTGAAGACTAGGGTGAGGGAGATTCTCGCCTAACTTAGCCCAGAATGTCTTTACCGCAACTTCAATTTGACCAATTGCAGAGAGAGTGCGCACGATGATCTCACGCTCTTGATCTGTAAGATCAACCTTAAATTGCTGTATATCAGATTTAAAGCTAAACTCTTTATCTGTCCAAAAACCATTATGCATAGCCTCAATGAACTTCTCAGTCCACGGGTATCTATTTGGTTTACGACTTACCTGTTCCTCAAAAATACTATACTCCCTCGACATAGAGATATTTAATTTAATAGGTTGGAATGTCTATTAAAGAGGTTGAGTTTTTTTGAGTCCACCATTAGGTAGAGAATAAAACTTAACAGATGTATGATCGCCACGCTTTACCGTAACATACATCTCATTTTCTAAGCATACAGGCTGAGAGATAACCTGGCCTTCAACACTTATAACTCTATAAAGCTGACCTGTTGATGCGTCATATAGTTTAATAGTATTATTACTTCCGATTTGTGGTATAAATTTCTTTGTTGTCATAGTTTTAAATCTCTAATATTATTTATCAAAACAGCTACGTCTGGGTCGGATTTATGAGTAGCAAAGTTTAATACAGCTTTTTTTGTAGCGTCTTTTCGAATACTGTAGTAGTTCATTATGTCTTTTATATCTTGCGAATCAGGCCCTGGTAAATTATCTTCAACAATAGTTAAAATATTACGGATTTCTTGAACGCTATATCCACGTTCAATTAACGATCTTACCTTTTTTGTTACAAAATATTTCTTAAGATCATCAGCACTGCCATATTCTTCTATTTTTTTACTAAAATAATCTTTAGTAAATGTATACTTATTACCAGAAATAAGACAAATTAAAGTTCGATCCATAATTAAAATTGTAAATTAATCCCACGGAAAATCCAACCAGATACCATCCGAAACAGAGAGCCCGTAATAATCAACAAGATGAGACTTACTATCTTTTACAAATAAAGAAGCAAACTCAATATCTAAGTGTTCTTCTTTACAGTAAATATCTCTAATAATATTAAAGGTGTTCCCTGTATCGCAGATATCGTCTACTACTAGAATTTTTGATTGTTTGGTGGGAATTGGAATCGGTTGATATATTACATATTTGTCGGTTTGAACCATATCATTATAGGTATTAATACCGAAAGATATAACTTTCTTTTTAAGTTTATATGCTAGCATAGTAGCAGGAATAAGCCCACCACGACCTACACCTACAATAAAGTCATAATCTTTACATACTCGCTGCTCTAAGAGATCCACTATAAACGAAATATATTCATAACTAACCTGCTTCTTTTCCATAATTAACTATATACTAGTAATAAATATAATCAATGAGTGGCTTTCTAAGAGAATTGCAAGATGTCTATGTTGAGGGGTATGGTGGTGATATAACTTACCCTCCTATCATGGCTAGAGGTCAAAAGGTACCTGTAAGAAGCGATACTTCATATTACGGTCTACCTGGTACGCAACCTGGTCAAGGTAATCCCTCTATGCCTACAGTGGATATTCCTTATGAAGCAGAAGAAGAATCTACTATATCTAAGTCGCTTCTAACGAATTATATTGCTGATATGCTTGAAACAAAAGGTCATCAAACCGCTATGGAAGCATTAATAGACCTATTAATTTTTATTAAGAAGAATTAATTTTTTTTATCAACCCAATCTAACAAAAAGTCTGCATACCAACAGATTGCAGCGCCGTAAGTACAAAAAATAATAGGACTATACGGGCTTAGCATACCTATTATTAAACCAGACCAAAAACCTAAACATAACGAACAAGAAAAGAGTTCTTTCAAGTATTCGCTATAGCTAGTTAATTTGTTTCTAAAGTAAGATAGTATAGACCCATACTTTAAAATAAAGCATAGGCCTATACAGGAAACAGAATATAGAATTAAATCAGCCACAGATAAGCTTTTCCTCAATCACGGGAGTATCGAGAGTCTTGACTGCGTCTGATACCATTTCTAGTTCCTCTTTCTTTACCTTGATCTTATTACCATAGTCATCAAGTACTTCATAATTACCGTCATCTAGTTTAGTAATAATAGGGCAGCACTTACCACGACCACAAAGCTGTACTTCATTTTCAGATAGTCTTTTTAACATAAGATTATTTATTATAGTAATAAATTAATTCTATTTATATAATTGAAAAAAATATATTTTTTTCTAAATAACTTAATGAGATCTAAGATACTTCCAGCTAATAGGGAAATGTTCTTGCGCTATTTTATCAATTTGATTAGCTACATCCCTCGTTTCCTTTTGTGTATCTTTCTTACATCTAAGATTACAAACACGAGCAAAAGCATGAAGTGAGCCTGACCAGTACCACTCAGTCATGGTATTCTGAGGAAGAATCATTCTAGCTTGTTCAGCACAAATGCCAATATCGAGGAAATTTTCATATAGATCTTGACATTTGTTCATAATATTATGAAATTCTTGCTCTTCAGAATAACTCAAATCTACAAATTGATCTTCATGAGAACCCTGCTTTTTATCTTCGTTCTTTCTACGCCACCTCGTAGGCATGTAAAACTCGGGAGCTGAATCTACATACCTACGACTTACTTCATTCCAAACCAACCCTACGGTATGCTTAACTAACTGTCTCGCTACAAATATAGGAGCTTTAATGTGAAACGAAAGAGAGGCGTGACCGAATGGAGTCCAGTGATTCTCTCTAGCTAGAAAAGCAATAAGCCTCTCGTCACCAGACTTGAGAGATCCATCTTCGCTAAGCTCTGATACCTTATCGAAAGATACTCTTGCAGCATTAACTACTGATAGGTCCGACCCCATCTTATCGATGAATTTTACCATCATATTACTTGCCTTGACCTCTATACTTCTTTTTATAGTTCTTTGATTGCTTGAGATGAGAGGTTTTAGCTTTGGCATGGATACCAGGTCTTTTAATAGACTTAACTTCTTTTTTAGGAATCTTCATAAAAAAAGATTAATATATTTTTCAAAAAAATCAATAATATTAGAGTTTAAAATTAAATTACTGAATATATAATAGTACAGATGAACGAAAAGGTTTATATTAATGCTGAATTTAAAGCAGAGCTAGCAAATTTAAATTGCGGGTTTGGGGAGGATTATATTACTATTACACGTAAAGAAGGAGATAAAGTATTCTTTCAGTACGGTAAGTGTAAGTTGCATGTTACTAAAGCAGAGCTAGAGGAAGCTAAACTTAAGACTGAATAAAAAAACGTGCTAGGAGGCACGACTCTCACTAGCACGTTTAGTTTGTCCTAAGGTAGTCCCCGCTAAAGAGCGGAGGGACTTTAAAATATCTCTGAAGCGTATTCGATTGGCGTTGCGTATTGTTCAGTTAGAGTGTTTAGGAACTTCTTTTGACCTGGCGTGGGAGCACCTGAATTTGTTTTATAGTAATATGTATTACCAGCCAATACTACATGCATAAAGCCTGAGCTAAGTAGCACATTATAAACTCCTCCGAATTTTCCAGGAGCTAGTGCACTTACAAGTTTATCCTCTTCTTCAGGAGTCATTCCTCCGTGATCATCTTTATAGTTTATAGCTGCCTCGATAATCTCTCTTGCTACACCAGCATGTCCACCATTGTTTTTTGGTCCCGTCATGTAAACATCTTTAAAATTGCCTGACCTATCTGTCCAAAAACCATAAGGCTTAGTTTCAGGAAGTTCATTTAAATTGTTATTTAACAGCAGATCTTTTGCGGGTATAAACTTACCTTGAGCCATAGTTATAAGGCTCTCCTTAAATAGAATATATTGCTTAAATGTTATCATATACGAATTGTTGTATTTGATCAGTAAAATATTTTATCGGAGAATCAGTAAATAAATTACGTCGTCTTGACACGTCAAATTTAAATCTTGCACTCCATAGAGTGTAGTGGTTAAAGAGAGGGTGTGTTTCAGGTAATAATATTCCTAACCTTCTTAAAGATGCATCAGTTTTTAAGAAGAGAGTTAAACAGCCATCCTTATCACTACCAATAATAAGCTTAGGATTTTTTTCCTCACCTTTTGCTGTATCATAGTAATGACGCACTTTCCAAAACTTATTTATATAATTGATAATATCATACTCATCCATCTCATCTGTTATATCTAAAGATCTAACAAAAGGTGGCTCATAAGCAAATATATCATCACCGTATATTTTGTATCTCACTTTCTATATTTAGTCAGATATATTTCAAATCAAAAGAACCATCGTCATTTATTACTACATAAGAGCACCGCTCATCGCAGAACGATCCGGTATTCACATAATAGCAGCATGCCGCTCGTGAATAAATAGTCTCCGGGTAGTGGGTGTGTCCAGCTATGAGCACATCGTACGAACCGCCTCTCTTGTCTAGGAATCTTCGAGATACTAGATCTTTAGCCTTTACCCATGACTTAGACCATGCTTTTAACCTCCGTGTAATAATATGTCTCTTATCGAATTTCTGTATCCAATAATAGATGCCTGTAAAGATAAATGTGGAGATTGGTTTATATTTGATCCAGTGATCGTAAGCGTCACCGTGCTCGCAGTGATACTTCATATTATCGATAGTAAAAGAATACTCTGATACGAACTCCATACCAGTGATAGCTGCTAAGAAATCAGCACATCCATCGTGATTACCCTCAACTAATATCACACTGTGTGTCTTTGATAGCTTACGTATCTTAGATAAGATCTTCCAATCCTTCTTATTGTATCTCTTAAATGAGTGATTGTCAAAGAGATCTCCGTTTATAATTAGAGTCTTAAAGGGAGTTGATAATATCTGAAGAACCTTATCTCTATCACATACCGATGATCCTAAGTGAATATCAGATATTACAAGAGTGTTAATCATAGTCTTAGATTAGGAAGGTTGTACAGTATCGCTTATCTTATTCAGCAGAGGATCAGATACACTATGCCACAACTTACCGGCTATCTTAGCTGTTGTATAATCAGGTACTAAGTTATCTATTGTGTGTGGAAGATCGAAGAACGATAAATTAAAGAGAGGATGCGTCTCTGGTATATAGACGGTATAGTCATTAAACTCTTCAGTATTATTATCGAAAAATATACCATCATCTAATCTATAACAATCAACCTTCATTCCATAACCATTTCTAGCTCTTATTTTATCTGGATACTTTCTCTTGAACATATTATCCAGACAATAAGGATAAGGCCTAAAACCATCATCTCTATAATTTATTACATGACCGCTTCCATCTACTGTATAAACACCACCACCACGGCTTGGAACAGCAATCTCAGTCTCATAATATACTAACCAATCCGGACCGAAATCTTCTCCAATTATATAAGCTTTATATCTCATTGTCTATACTACTTTTGATCTTATCTATCTTATTTATCAGAGGACGTACAGATGTATATAAATTACGAGCTCCGTTTATAAGCCTCTCTAACATATCTACATTAAAGAGAGGATGATATTCAGCTGCATAGAGCCATCCATCATTCTCATCCTGAAGCATTCCTTCTAGATAATCGAAGTATAAACCGTCTTCTATCTTAAAACTAGTAGCATAGTGTTTATGGTTTAAATACCTATATTCTGTTTCTATAGGCTTATCAGTACTCTCTGGCATTCTAATTAAGCAGAATGGCCTAGTATTAGCCATATTCCTAGTATCTCTAGGAAGAATAACCCTACCATCTTCTTGAACTACTATAACTCCTGATGTATCATCTAGAGCAACCGGCAATACATTTGCAGATGTTATGGTTCTGTTATCAAAGTCGATATATGATTGCTTATACCTCACTACCTCTATATTTAGTCGCCTTATATGGATGCCTCATTTTTTAAGGCTATTGAATAAAGGATGTACTATGTATCTAAATAAAAGATCTCTTATATCTCCGTGTCTCTCTATATCTCTTGTAGATGGCTGAAAATAACGCTTAAAGCAAGACGATACACCTATATCAAAATTAAACGCAGGATGATCTTCTGGTAAGTGCATACTAATAAGTTTACTAAACGGATTTCTAGCTCTGTATACGACAATACCATCAAGCATTGCTTCTTTTCTAAGGTACTCGCTATCTTCTAAAAGATTATTATGAATGCTTGAAAGATCAGGAAGAACATTAGACTTAGTAATGTCTCCTAAATCTACATTATATTTCTTATATCTCACTCATCTTATTTAGTCAGACCCCTATATAGAAGTCTCAGAATCCGCGCAAAAAAAATTTCCGAGGAACTGCGCTTATTGGAGACTCCGAGGATATAGCAAAAAATTTTTGGAGACATGGCTACTCTTTTGTTTCTAAACCTCTCTCTATAGGAGGCATTTAGGAGCGCTGGGTGTCTCTAGACGCGGCGTTGTCTCAGAGACCCGGGCTCTCTAAGGAGCCCCCACGCTCTCCTAGTGCCCGGATCTCTCTCATGACCACTACCGATTGAAAACGTCCTTAGTAAATCCTCTTTCAGCTTCATGAGCTCTTTTAAGCTCTCTAGCGATCAAGTCCATTACCTTCTTATACTCTGGACTGTTCCACTTGATGATAGCCTCTCGTTCGAGTACATGATGAAAGGTCTTGAATGCTTGTTCGAGATAGCCGGCGAGGTAGTTGTTGTTGATTGGTTGGTCGTGCATGATGTCTTATTGTATTGGTGTTCCTTACCAGCTACCGTTCATCGTCCGGATGAAGATAACTAGTCCGATGCAAATGATGATATCGATAAGGACTCCGAGGATCTCTTTCATACCTTATCGTATGATGGCTCCTTACTTGACTCCGTCAACGACTCGGAGGTCGATAAACATAGCGTCGAAGACAGTTACCTGCTTACCGGTCAAGCGTGAGTAGGTAGAGGCTTCGATGGCTGAGGCTCCAGCCCAGGCGATGATGCAGAGGATGATAACGGCGATGTATGCGATGATTGTGTTGGTCATATGGTTATTGTATCAGAGTTCCTCTCCAGTCTCGATATCGATCACATCGATGAATACAGAGTATTGATGGTCTTTCATCTCTTGAGCGAACCGCTCAGCTTCCTCTAGTGTTTCAAACTCATGCACTGAGGTCTTCTCCCAGTTAGAGTAAACGGTTACTTTGTGTGCCATACCTTATTGTATCGGTGTTACTAAAAGGATTGAGCAGTTTTGAGAGATGCTCAGCTCCTTCACTTATCGAGTGGCGTCCACCACTACGCACTCGAGACCATCCTCATCATCGACAACCTTAGTAACCTTACTAGCTTTCACAGCTTTCTTCTTTGGAGCCTTCTTGGCGGCTACCTTAGTGACCTTCTTCTCTTTCTTAGCTTTAGGAGCCTTCTTCAGCTTAGCAGCAGCTTTGATCTCTTGCTTCTCAGCGCGCGCTCGTGCGGTAGAGGCTTGAAGCATCTCTACTTCCTTCTTGATGTCATCGAGACGATCAATGGCGATGTTCCAGAACGCTTGCATAAGTTCCTTATCTGATGAGTTGAGCTGATCGCGAAGAGCGGTGAATTCAGCGCGGACTGCTTCTGGTGCAACGATGGTCTTGAATGTGTATTTTGTCATGATGTCTTATTCTATTGGTGTTCCTTTGGTGGATTGTTTGTTGTTTTGTTATCGCTTCTTGCGATGCCTTATTGTATCAGTGTTCCGTTTCGAGTTTATCTAGCGTAGCGTTGATCTCATCGAGCTCAAGCAAGCACATGTTTGCTGTCCAGCGATCGTCTTCGGCTTTGGCAGTCTCGAAGAGGTCCTCGAGATCGTAGACTCGCTTCATCAGAGCATTCAGCTTATCGGCGGTGTTGGTCATGTCGTTAGTATATCAGAGTTCCTTCCATTCCGATTGCGTAGACACTGGAACCATTTCATCATCATTGACGATAAACTCATTTGGACAATCATCCTCATCCTCATCAAAGGGTGTCTCGATGTTCCATACTCTACAGTGATGCTCGAAGAACTTGTTGAAGTCATCTTCCTCTAGCCAGCCTACCAGCTCAGTAAGGAACATTTCCTTCATGTGCTTCTCTGTGCAGTTATCATGGAGCCATTCTAGTTTGTCGAATCTGTTGGTCATACTATTAGTATATTAGAGTTCCTCTGAAGTTTCAGTTACTATAGTGACCGTAAAGCCTTGCGATAAGTAATCAAAAACGCACTCCCTGGCACCTTCTTCATCGAAATGATAGACAGTGAATGCATCGTCATCGTTTGTACGTACTTTAACATTGTAGATCGTTTCCATATGTGTATTGTATCAGTGTTCCTTTAGTAGGGAGGATCGCCGATACTATCCCAGCCGCTAACTACGCTCGCTACGCCGCGATCGGAG